GTCATATTTTCAGCAGTGTGAAAAGCTTCATCCAGCCTCTCAATTTCAACGAACTGACCATGTTTGGCATTCATGACCTTTGTAAGTTCGTTAGCCAGTTTTTCAGCATCTTCCTGACTATGACCAATTGGCCCATCTACATACACGGCCACAAATTGGATTGCTTCGCCAGCAGATTTTTCAATAAGCCACATAGTTATTTCCTTTCAGGTGTAACAGGTATATAGTTACCTTTCTTTTTCTTGTCCTCTTGTTTGGCTGGTTCAGCAATAGCGTAATGATGATAACCCAGCTGCTCAACCGCGTGGTTCAATGTGTTGGCCAGTGTTTCAGCAGCGTGTTCACTACGGAACTCATATGGCAATGAACGTTCAATAGCCTGACCAACAAACTGTACGCGAACCCGATAGACGATGGTGGTGTCCATGGCTACACCGTTGGCTTGAACTTATAAACAAAGTCTACCGCTTCAACCGTTACAGTATTCTTTTCCCCTCTGACCAGCTTTACCAATTTGAGGATATTCTTGATATCGCGGCCAGTGATACCTTCATATTTCTTGGCCAGCTGCTTGACAACAGCGTCGGTCACTTTGAGTCCCTGAATGGTGGCCAACACCTTCCAGATGGAAACCGCGTTCTTCACTGTTGGCGCTTCATATGTTATCTTCGCAATACACCGACTGGCTATGGCATCATCAATAATGTCTGGCCGGTTTGTTGTCATGAACAGAACACCGTTGTAGTATTCCAACACTCGGAGGAACACGCCGACGATTGCATTCTGGTTCAGGTCATCACCACGTTCACGGATGTAAACATCAGCCTCATCCAATAATAAGATGGCCTTCCAGCGTTCGGAACGGGCAAACACTGTCAGTAACTGTTTCTCCAATTCATCAGGGTCGGTTCCCAGTTGCGAGCATTGAACGGTGTACAATGGCTTTTCCATCACCTCAGCATATACTTCTGCTGTCAGTGTTTTCCCTGTTCCAGGAATGCCAGCGCATAACACTACCGCTCCACCACCTTTGTTCTGGATAATATCCTGGAAGCCACCTTTCCAGCTTACCAGTGTCTTCACCAGATTGATACTTTCTTGTGGAAGAACCAGCTTATCACCCAGACTCTTGTCGTACACATACTTGGTAAGCTGTTCAATGTGAACACGTAACCGAACCTGTTTCTTCAACGCAAAGACAACCAAGTTTGGATGGACAGGTAATGACTCTTCCTGTTCAGGGTCACTATCTTCAGGACTGCCATCCTTCACATTCAATGCGAGACGCTCCCACCAGCCGAGGTCAGCTTCCCGCCTGTTCCTTCTGTTTGAACTTTCCTCATCCGACTCTTTGAACACATCAATCACAACATTGGAAGGCTCACCATTTCTTTCAAGATTGATGGCAGAACTTCTCCACCAGTAACGTGATGAACTTTCACTGTCCACATCATCTGTCCCATAACCATGAGCCAGATATTGTTCACCAACATTGTTCATCACGTTGTCAAACTTTACCAGCGACTCCTGATACAGCGCGTCCTGACCAACATCTGGAAGGTAAAGGCTATTATGAAACAACACCTTCTTGACAGTTTGATTGACTACATCATTGTAGTAAAATGTAAGAGCTTTGGCCATCTCTTCGCCGAACTCTTTCCACCCCAATCTGAATGTAACGTGTTCAGGAATTGTGTAGTCCCTGCTTTGGCGACTGGCTGGGTGATAATCTATATCATACACGTAGTAACACAACATAACACCACGTTTCGCATCACGCTCATACAGCCGGTGTTGCTTGAATGGCAACATGGTTCGGCGCATATATGTGGCGAAGTGTTCCACCTTGTTCACCTTCAGATTGGCAAACCCTTCTGTCCCACTGGTGTTCTTCATTTCCTCAACCATAGTCAGGTATTTGCCAAGTTCATGTCTGGCCGCTTTGGAACCGAATGCCGTAGCTTTGGCCAACAGCTTATGCAATTCTGTAGCACGCTCTTCCCCAATCTCCTCCACATCAACCCAGAGATGCTTCCTTTCGTAGCGTAAGTCACTGACATCAATGTCAAACCGTTTCAGGTTACCGTCATTAATCTCTTCAATGACAGCCTTGTTCAATCGTATGCGCATTGGTTATCTCCACGCGCTAACAGCTAAACCGGCCAGCGCCAATAGAACCACGATGTATATCATGGTGGTGAACAAACTTTTAGTTGCCATGTCTCGCTTGTGGCGTATTATTTTCCGGTCAATGGCCTTCATCTTCTGGCTGTTCTTGAACAGACCGAGGATAGCCAATTGGGGAAGCATGTGATATGGCAGGTTCACATTCTCTTTATTGATAGCAATGCCAGCCAGCATTGTTATGACCAGTACAATAATCCATATTGCAATCTTTCTTGTATTCATTTTATGTCTCCTTTGGAAAATAGTTTAGTACTTCTTTATAAACTGGGATAACGTATCCCCAGATTGCCGCCATCTCTATTGCTTCCTGTCTTGCAAGACAGGAGTGTTCGGTACAGAAGCTGGAGTATATGCTTCTTGATAATATCTTTACACTGTCATCCTTCTCAATGTAAAAGATGTAGTAGAAAATGATACCGAATAACACATTCACACCTCGCTATGGCTTTGATTTGGCTTTCCCGCACTTTTCACAATAGTAAACGGTTCCATCTTCCAGAACCATCCATGACATTTACAGTAAGAACAGTACATCCATCTCTTCATACTGAATACCTCTCGTTCTTCTTTTCTATTAGCCGTTCCACATGGCTATCTTCAGCGAAGACAATGTAAAAGGTTCTGTCCTTCCTCACATGAACTCTTTTGACACCTTCCTTCCACTGTTCCCAGCCAAGTAGTTGCCAGCCTGTGAAGTCATTCGCGCTGGAGGACACATAACATTGACCGTCTTCGTCATAAGTAAACATTATTCCTCAATCAATGCTATACAGGTCTCTTCATCAGCCAGTGGTGCTATCTCATCATAATGTTGTATCCGTCTGGCTATGTACTCAGGGTCATCCAGTGAAAGGTCAGCTATGAACCACGACTGGTCTACCGAGTTTCCAACAGGGATGATGATGAACGTATATACGGACATGATGTTATCTCCTTTCATTGTGGTGTTGTGGTGGCCGGTGTTTACATGCCCTTGTAATCCTTGGAACCAGCCACCTACCCGCTACCTTCGCGTCTGTCAATGGCATAAGAACAGGTCGGGTCTATATCGAACGTTGTAAAAGGTTGTACCACCTTTCACGGACAGGCTCATACCTTATTGCTTGTTCGTTCCTCAGTGCCAGTGAGCGCTCACGCCATGGAACCACGCATTGTCAGCAGTCCTGTCTAGCTCCAGTGGTACAGCCTGTTCAATGTTTATCAGGTAGGGTCACGAACCCGTTTACCTTCCTATGTCATCGTTGCTTGGCGGCAACTATGAATGGCATTACGCCTTTACGCTCTGATAAACATTGAACAGGAACCCAGCTTACTCTATACTGGTTGCCATCTTACGATTGTTGCGAGTATGACAAAGCCCACTCATTGTAATGTGCTCCAGCTTACACGATACTGGTCGGCGCTTTCCTTTTCCTATCCCTTGCCGGACAAAATTAATTGTCCTGGGATTTGCTGGCTGGCTAACAACCCTTTCGGATGGCCTTAGTGTTCCACTCGGAGCAGGGACGTGGTTTTACACATAACAGATGGTGCGCATTAGGATATTCTCTGCCCATATCAGTGTTGCATCCAGCTTCCGCATATTTCATACAGACCTTTACTGCCTGTACCGAAGCCCTCACCATTTTATCGCCAATTACTGTTATCTAAGTTGTTCCAGCTTCACCGCCGATGCTAACCCAGCTTACTTGATACTGGGACGTTTGCTCATATAAACTTATATATCTTCGACCATAAGCCACATGACGTCAGCCATCTATTCTGTAGCCACCATGTCCGTATTGGGTACGCCACACATTCATCATCTTGAGAATTGGGAAACAGTCATCCACTGATAAGTAGTGGCCACTTTCTTACACGACTGAACAGTTCATACCCATCACTTGCGGGGAACAATCATTCAGTCGCTTCCACAACAGGGTCACAGACTACCTACCATACATAGGATGACACCACTGTCGCAGAAGAGCGCCGGTGTTGGTCTAATTGGGTTTGTCAGTGGCTGTGCCAAAGCTGATGACACCACGAACAGCCTTGCTTGAAGCCAGCGTCTTCTTCTTACCACCTTTGGCCTTCTTGTCAGCCTTCTTCGCGGGTTTGGCCACCTTCGCCCGATGGTCAGGACAGTAGTGCTCACTGGCACTCTTCAGTTGCCAGCCAGCGGCAGCCGCTTTCTTGCTGGCCTCACCGCGTGAGTCAGCTTCAACCACCTTCTTGCAACCAGCCTTGTTACATTTCAGTTCAACCTTGTTATACATTGTCTTACTCTCCTTTACTCAAACAGATTAGATTACAACACTGGCCGGACTGATAACTACAAGTCCGGCCAGTAATTGCCCACAACATTATACACGAACTTGGCCGGTGTTACTCTTCTTCACTGGCCAGTGCTGCATCAAGCAGCGCTTCATGGTCTTCCACTTTGGCGAACATCTTCTCAAGCATCTTGACTGTCTGCTTGCGGTTCTTCTTGGTGGAATTGAACACAGTGAGCGCGCGCTCAAGCTGGTCGGCGGTGAACTCGCCTTCTTCCTCACCAGCTTCATCATCCGGACCAAAGGCCATCGCCTCGGTATCCTCACGCGGAGGATACCGCTTATCACGCGCTTCACGGCACTCATCCAAGTCTTCATAGAGAGCGATGAATTTGGGAACGCCATAGTTCTTTCCCGGAGTCCCATCAGTTTGTGGCTTCACTGGCCGGAGGCTATCAACATTCTCAGCGGCCACATAGTAGACCTTCGCCTTCTTGCCAGAAGCTGGAATGAGTTTGGTGTTCCAGTCCTTGCCGAACAGTCTCACCAGTGAGGGAAGGACAATCTCTTCCCAGTCCGTCTTTACCTTGCCATTGCCAGCAAGAACAGCCACCTCACGCTCATACTCAAAGTCAAGTGCTGGGTTTAGAACGTTCACGCCAATGGTGAAGCGGAGCTGGAACGTTTCACGGTCGGAAAGTTCAATCTCATCTTCCTCGCCCAATTCGTTCTGCTCCATATAATCCTGGAGCGTAATCTTCTCAGGACGCTGTCCTGCTCCGGCGAAACGAACCACCAGTGGTGTCACTTTGAGCGGACCAAAGTTCACAGGAACACTGGATGAAACAGCCGGTGCGTCTTTGATAAGTTTATTTACTGCATTTGCGAAACTCATTTCTTATTACTCCTTTGTTTGTTTTTAGTGTTTTTATTTGATGTACTTGCTTTCGGTTTCTTTGGCTTTATAAGCTTTTCAAACTTGCGGTCGTCCAGCGGTGTGGCAACAGAAGCAGACCGAGCAGCTTCTACACTATCAATCCACCAGTCTAAAATCATCCGCTGATATTGGGCCGCGTCTATGCCTTTGGCTTTGGCTTCCTTCTGTAACCAGTCCCATTGATGCTGAGCAAACCCGTTACTGATAATCTTTTCAGCGGCAATAACATTGGGACGACCAACACGTTTCTTCTCAGTTACTTCTGTTACTTCTGTTGTCACTATTGCATCACCTCCTTTCTTTTTAGATTTCATATAATACCACTATCGTCAAAAGAACTTTGATAGTGAGAACAGTTAGCCTCTTCACAAGAAGAGCCAGTGTGGCACTCTGTCATGTGACCTTCACCGCAAAACATAGCGGCCATCGGTGTATGACAGTGACAATCTGCATTTACCATATCAACACCAATGACAATTTCCTTAGGTGGTGTTTCAATAGGTTCTTCACGTGATGGGTCCAACAGGTCTGTGATATGAACTAATACTGTTTTCTGGTTCAACCAGCATATCGGTAACTTATAGGCTGTCATAAACTTTCCTCCGATGTCACATAATACAGTTCATTCAGTGAACGTGTCAGGGCAACATACAGGATATTATTTTCCTGTTGTTTCTCATCTGGTGTTTTGGCTTTGGGATGTGGTATGGTTTCAGGCTTGAGAATGAAAACACGTTGTGCCTCTAACCCTTTGGCTCTGTGAACCGAACTCAACATGACACCAACATTCTCATCACTGAATAACGTTTCCAGTTTGGCCACCAAGTCTTCAACCGTTTTACATTCACTAGAGACAGCCATGATGGTTTCATATCTTTCCTTGACATTCTCGGCCATCATTTCTTTATTCTTGTCCAGATAGCGCGCCACTTCCATCTCAGTGTGTTCAGCCATCAATGCTTCAAGCCGACCCAATTGGTCACACTGGAACCGGTCAATGTAATTCACCAGTTCCTTCCCAATGTTAGCGCCACGAATAACAGCCTTCATCCCGCGCTTTATAATCTCAAAGGCTGGCTTCACCAGCGGCGCATTCGTTCGGCAGATAATCATATCGCCTTCCTCCGCGCGGTTCACCATCTGCTTGTAACTTATATCGGCCAGTACACCATCAATGGCATCATCAGCTGCTTGAATGGATGGAACCAGCTTTTGCGCCGCTTTCACATGAAGCCGCGGACAGCGGTAACTGATTGATAGTGGTAGTGTGGTGGCTTGCAGTTCATCAATGAGGTGTGGGATGGCCTGTGTGTCAGCGCCACGAAACCCGTACAAGCTTTGGAACTCATCACCAACAGCCACCATCCTGCCTCCAGGAGCAAGACTTTTCAATATCAATTGAATATTGGCCGCGTTCCAGTCCTGACATTCATCACCGAGGATGAAATCATACTGGTCAAACTTGTTTGCAAGTCTGGAGTTAGTGACAGGCAAATATATCTGGTCATCAAAATCCACCGTTGCCAAGTCTCTGTCATTCATCTCCATCACATATGGAACACGTTCAATGATTTCCTGTTCCATCAGTTCATCAATGTCAATGTGGTAACGGTTTATCAGGTCAAGTAAAATATCTGGGTCATTGTAGTCGGCCAGCGTGTTCTTGATAAGCGAAACCAACCGGCGCATCCCATTACGCTTGACCCTGTTGGCTGACCTCACCGCTGGGTCTTGTACATCATTCTTGCTGATTGACCAGAAGGAATTCATAATCTTGCTAACCTTATCAGCGTCAATCTTTTCAAAGTCCTCCAGTTTACGGATGATACTGAAACCCAGCGCGTTGATAGTAACGACCCTTATATTCTCAGGAACACGACTGCGCAATTCTCTCACGATATTCTTATTGAACGCCACGAATAGAATTCGCATTGTACTGGGAAGGATATCAAGTATCTTGACGATGGTGGTTGTCTTACCTGAACCGGCCACTGCTCTCAGTATCATATTGCCACTGGCCTGAATAACCCAATCAAAGACAGCCTGTTGGTACACGCTGGGAATGAACACTTTCTTCTCGATAGTGGCCATCACATCTCCACCCTCTTCAGTAACATGGCCACCACCATTACCAGCCAATAGTTCACTGACCTTTACTCCTTTGCCCTTCTTTTCTTTGGGACAGCGGACGTGAACCCATTTTCCACTACCCTTCTCCTTGCCAATCAAGTCACCCTTCTGTGTCTTACTCTTGCAATTCTTACACCAGCCATCCCACCTACTTTCCATGGTGACTGCGAACTTGTTGTTATCACTTTGAGCCATTACTAGTCTCCTTATCTTCTGGTCTATATGAAATACAACCGAACTCGGCCGGTGTTCTTATGATGTAGTCACTGATAGGTGGATTAGCGGCCAAACTATCAGGGTCTATATGTGTAACAGCGACGGTAGCTGGGTCTTCCAGTTTGAACCCAGCCTTCATCACGCCAATCCCAATACACATTCCCACCTTATCATCATTCTCATACACCTGCCAGAACTTGCACGTTCTGCACTTACCATTCATAACTATGCTACCTTCTTCCTCCTATAAGAACCAGTAAATAGGAAAAGAAGACACCGGAACCGGTTCCAATCAAAATCAATCGGATGACATCTGTTGTCCTGTCAATAAAGTATATTGAGAATGCAACAGTGGTGGCCAGTAAAGCTGATACGATGATGGCTATGATGAACCGGCGAAATGATTCTTGTGTTTTCACGTAACCACCTCCAAGTCATTCACATCCCATGTCCAGTATCCACCGACCTTATCTTCCAACCTGACCAGTCCCTTTATATCGGGGAAGACATAGCCAACAGCGGTAACAGTTATTCCCTTGCCGGCATATGCTTTGTCATCGGTTGTGCGAAACAGGCTCAATGCCTTCTTAGTCAGTCTGACCCTTGTTCCTGTTTCAAACTCTTGGCCAGCCTTGTTCTTATACTTCTTCCCGCGCGGCTGGCCGGTTACGGGTTTGGTGTTTGGTATAGCACTCATTATCGCTCCTATCACTATTGAGTATAGATTGATGAATATAACGATTATCATTCTGATGAACCCTCCAACATCATCCCAGCGCCGCCAATGAACGCAAAGAAGCAGATGGTGATAACAATCTCTTCAGCTCTCGGCGACAGGTTTGGCGTGAATGGACTGTTGGTAAGCTGAGATATAAATATGGAAGCTAGCATCATGACAATGGCCAGCCTGTATTGAAAACGTTTCATTCTTTCCCTCCCTTGTAATTGGGTGGTGTTCCATTCAACAGCCAGTCATATGCCTTACTAAACTTTTTGAACTCTTTCTTATCACCACCATGTCCACTCATTCCCTGTATCACTTCAAACTTACCCTTCTTATTTCTGTAGTGGAGATGATAACCGCGCTTCTGTCTCCAGTAAGTCAGGCTGACACCAGCCTTCACCGCTTGTTCCAGTTCAAACATAAAATCTTCGCTCATAATAATTCCTTCCCTGTTGATATGGCTCAACAGGGTAAAGCCAGTAATAAGTTACTCCTGCCATTCTTTCTGGAATGGTGTCTCATGCCTGTTGCTTCCATCCTGATTAGACTGCCACACCTTTATCTGTCCACCACTGAACACATGAACTTCAATCAAGTGCAAATCGTTATGACACTGGATGGTACGCATACCCTTTATTCTATGTTTTGGTTCAATGCGAACGTTGATAGGCTTCTTACATCCTTCACATCTAACCTCCACTATTGTATTCGGTGCTTCTTTCTTCTTCTTTTTCTGTTCGTCTTCAGGTCGTTCAGGTTCACTGTTGAGCAAACTTTTCCACCATGAGCTACCCATATTATCTCCTTGTATATATTCAATTTGCTTGTCTGGCTGGTACTGCTTGTTCTGGACAGAAAGGTTTACCAGACCATGCTCGGATATATGGCGGAGACCGAATGTCCCATTCGGGATTGACCACACTCCTTACTTCTGTCCAGAGTAAACAATACCAGCCAAGTAAAGGTACATTGCGGGACTTGTCTTGTCCTTCTTATAATACAGGTACGCAATGTGCAATAACATTTTTACCTCTTATCATTTCTTTCTATTGAACTGAGTGGAATATTTATTTTATTGGTTATCACCTCTCTCTTCTTGTTGGTTATCTTATGCACCAGTATAACAACAGCAGTATCAACACCTTCAGTAATTTCAATTGACTCAACTATCCAGCCAATGAATTCCAGCGGGTTAGTCACAAACCATCTTCCCTTCTCATCCTTCTTCATTCTTTCTCAATCCAGACCCTGAACATGAAACCGTTCACCCTGACTTCCATCATAGCGCGTGTACGTACCACATTGTCAACCAGTCCCTCCCATACCATCTGGTTCACTTCCAGAACGTTCATCGCCTTTCGATATGGCAAGCCTGTCTTGATTACAATGTTGGAGAAGACTGATGTAGCTGAAACCTTCAACGTGCCTTTCAACTGATAAGTTCTTGAGCCTGACCTTGTGTTGGTGGTGTCAGCCATTGTTACCTCCCAGCGGTTTTACATGGGCTTCCAAGAATATCCTACCGTATCCAGACTTCACTTCCTTTGTGAACCGATAAGCTGGAACAGTATGATATTCAACCATCCCTTCTATTTCGGCTTCAACCCATTCAGGCTCAGTCCCACGCGCGTTCTCATTCACGTTGACCAAAACCCTTTCCCCTTCTTTGTATTTATATTTCATACACATCTCCTTTATATAGTACAGACCGCAACGGGGAAGCGAGCGAAGCCATAGCCGTTGCGGTCTGTATCCTGTTATAGTGTAACCCAGCGCCACTCCTTCACCATCAATCAACACGCAATCACGCACACGACGTAATTCGTCATCATTAGGTTTCACATGAGCAGATATGATTACACTGGCCAGCGTATTCACCGGCCACTTACTCAACAGTTGCTACCCTGTACCCTGTTTTATCGAACAGGTATTTCAACTGTTGCAGTAGGACTGGAGGGACTTGAACCCTCAACAAACTGATTAAGAGTCAGCTGCTCTGCCGTTGAGCTACAATCCTATATTCTTACTTTGGTCTGATGGGCTGGTCACGACACCAGCCCATCATTCTTCTTATGTTTCAGAGTAACCTATGTGTATTCATGACAGCGACGTATCGCGTCTGATATATGTTTTACAAAGTAAACCCAATTATCTTACCTCCTCACCTAAGTAAGCCAGACCGGAGCCTGGACGGGTTGCATATTGCACCTCCTTCTATAAACTTATCAACTCAAAGGCGACGTCATTATAATACAACTTTGGCGCTATCTCTTCTCCACATTGGCCACCTGCCCAGCGACCCGTAACCCTGTGACGTAACGGAGCACACACAGTACGTAGACACACATCGTTTACTTGCAACTGGTCGGTGTCCTCACCAGTGTTTCCCGCTTGTACTGTCAAGCCTATCGGCTACGTCACGGACGTTCTGACCATGGACGATTGTCACAAATACAGAAGGAACTTTCAGTTGTCTCATTCCAACAGTCACTTCCCATTATCCTACACAGTGGCACAGCCACAAGGCAGAAGAACCGGCTTACTATGGTTATCCACCTTCAACTTCTGGAAGCACTGTGCTTCAACAGGCCGAGCGCGCGCTTGACCTGATTATTGCGGGTCACTGATTGTGGAAGCACTCTCAATCTGTCTTGAGCGCAACACCAGTTCATGCAGAGTAGCTGGCCTTTGTGGTTTAGCACCACCAGAACGCGCCTCCAGTATACATGAGCGCCGGAGATAACGTTTCTCGCCGACCTTTCCACTCGCCATCTTGAAATAGTTTGTCCGTTTGAAATGGAATGCTTTGACCGTTTTCATTGCTTGTCTCCTTCATTAGTTTCATCATCATCAATCTCATCCTGAGTGAGCCTGAATGTGTCTTTTGGTAGTTCAGGTTTGTCATCGCTCAGGTATGAAGCGATGATTGGATGGGTAACCGCGCGGTTAGCCAGCATCAAGTCAAGCTGGCTTTCCACCGTTTCTCTGTCCAGCGTGTGAAAATGTTTTTTCAAGTCCTTCCACTTAGCTGTCACATAATCCTTTCTTTTTACTGTGACACGCTGGCCTTCACGTATGATTGTTATGGTGGCATCATCCATGGTTTGTTATCTCCTTCAACCGGCTCATCACATCTTCAACACTGAAGATACTGACCTTCTCCAATGTTGTTTCCACCTCACTGATTAGCGCGCTGGTGATGATGATGGCCTTCATGACCATCTTCAATTCCCTTCTTGCATTGTGAACCTGTTGGTCATGCATGACCTCGGGTCGGCTGACCACCAGAATACCAGCCTCTTTCTCAAACTTGATTTGCAGGCTGGGGAACTGAATAGAAAGAACAGCCACCACCAGCGGCATTACACTGTGATGGAATGGGTCAACGGGGATAAACACGGTGCTCATGAATTTATCCTATCCAAATATGGGAGGAAGGTGGATTGTGTATAGCGGTATGGAGCCAGCCGCGCGGTCAGGAGGATACCATCATTCAGGTCAGTAACTGGCCGGTGTTGCCGAACAGCCTGTTCTTCATTATTCCACGCACTCACCTTCTTACCCTGACCCTGTGCAATGTATTCAAACACCGCTATCGTATGGGAACAGGCTGTCGCTCCCTTGTGTTCCATCAGTGTGGCTGGCCGCTTGGTAGCCCAATCACAGTTACAGCTTGCTTCCCCATTGATGAACACGTTCACGATGTATTCGTTGCCACCAGCTTTCACCTTCGCTCCACTGAACACCTTGTACCGCGCGCGCTCCGTATCATCCAGCATGACAACATGGGTACGGGCTTTGGCTAACAGCTTATCAGGATGACGGGTAATAGGTTTTACTTGTGTTTGTTCTTCCATTGTTCACCTCACTTTATATTGTAGGCTTTCAATTTCGTATTGAGAAGTTCACGACATTTGTATATGACAATATGCCGAGCGCTTTCAATGTCTATTTCCATCAGTCCGGCATACATATCCAATCGCTTTTCAAACAGTTCCAAATCTTTCTGAAGCGGTTGAACACCAGACTCCAGAACGAACGTAGCCAGTTCATTCAGCTTCTTGTCTCGAGTAAGCTGAGCAAATATTGCATCGCTCACCATCGCCTGATTATATTGGCTTGTCATTTCACAGTCTCCTTTCCTTTGGTAAACGCAAATGTTTGCACATCTTTTATCATACTGGCATGGAACCGACCACGCTGGCCAGCGCCATTACGTATCCCACTAAAGCGTAAGCCAGTTTTACTTTCGATTGTTATGAATGTATAGATTGAACCTGTATGAAGTGTAACTATAACAGTTTGGTTACCAGCCAGCGCCTTACGTAACTCCTTCGCTTTGGCTTTGGCACTTTTCTCCATAACCTTATCGGCTATTCTTGCAAGATTGTTTGTCATTTCATTGTCTCCTTATATATGGTAAGTACATTGGGTTTAGCTGTTATCAAAGCGATAACAAGTAAACACAATGGGAGCGAGTGATTAGCCCGCTCCACATCTTTATACAACTTCACGCATGAAGCCAAGTTCCTGCCAGCGCGCGTCCGTGGTGTTTTCAATATCCAGCAGAATTATTTCTGCGATGCCTTTGGCCGCTTCAACATTGGCACAATCAAGACCGAACATGACGGTTACTTCATTCCATGGCTCATAGGCACTCACATAAAACTCAAAGCAGAGGAAGCCATCCCTGTCAATGGTCATCGTCATGTGGCCGCTTTCATAATTGGCCTTGTTGAAGTTCACGCCATGCTCTGGAGCCATAATGTAAACCAGTTCAACGTCACCTTCATGGTCTTTCCGTTGTTGTGGTGTTGGTGTTTTCAATACCATGTCCATGCTACATCTCCATTCCTTTGGCGCTGGCCTGTTCCATCGCATTCAGGAAGCTGACAATCTTCTGGTTGCGGCCACCAACCACTATCATCACTTTATTATGTGGAGGATAATCCAGATGGCTTTGAACTTCCTCTTTTATAGTGGCGTCGTTCCAGCAGTAGTAACCCTGTCGGCCATACTTCATCGATGGCTTGAAGAACCGCGCGGCGTTCCCAGTCAAAAGGTTGAAAACCTTTGTGCTGAAATAAACCTTGCGCGCGCCTGTTCCCTTATCTTCCAGGACGACTACCTCATCTGGCCGGTCAGCGTTCTGTATCTCAGTGAAGCTGACCTTCAACCCAGCTTTGTTCATCGCTCTTGAATTGTGCTCACAATACATGCTGAACGTGGTGACAAGTGTTTTATCCATTGGTGACCTCCTCATATTTCATCTTGACAATAGCCAGCGCCTCTTCAATGGTCAGGGCTTTTGCTATCTGCTTCAGTTCATATAAACGATTGTCGGCTTTGCGCTTATCACTCTCAGCCTGTTGAAAGGCTTTGTATCGCTCACTGAATAACACCAGCGCCACAAACCAAGTTTCCTTCTGGTTAGGCATTCCACGTCGTGGTGATGTTTCCACTTTGGTAACGATGGCAACCTTGTTGCCCATTGTGCGGTACTTGTTAGCTCGCTCTTCCACTACGTCCCGAGTCTTACTGCTTATCCCCACATAACTGTAACCTTCTCCTACCAGTTTATTGTAACGTGTATTCATTGTTCAGTCTCCTTGTAAACGGTTTGGTCTGTGTGGTTTGCCATCATCAGTGTATGAGGAACCACCATCATACAGAAGGACCGGTTTTCACACCAGTCCCTTTCGGCTCATGCTACATAAAAGTGTAGTGATTTCAACCGGCCAGTGGTTGTCGGCTGGTCAAACAACGTTGTGTCGGTAATGATGAACTTGGCTGTTTCAAAACTGGTGTCCAGCTGCCAAGTAAACTGATGCTCATCATCCTTGTCAATGCAATCAACGTGGAGGCCATTGTCATCGCAGATGATAACAGCCTGATATTCAACGCCATCTACTGTAATGTGATTGGGCTGGCTGTCCTTATCAATATACGCTATCAGTGGCTCATCACCCTCAGCGCCCATAAAACAATTCCAGTCCATTTCATCGAACGGTTTCAATATAATCTTGGTGGCCATGTTATTTGCTCCTCTTGAAATATGGTTTCAGTTCTTCTTCAAATCGCTTGGCTGACTTGGCCACCACCATTTCCATTATTGGACTAATCGGCCTGTCACAACCGACAAACACTTTGGTATTGCCATCACCGCTGGAAGTGATGAAATGGATTTTCTTCTGATTAAAAGAAGTCCTCATCATCTTTTCGTTGAAGTAGTTATGCAATCGGCGCGCTATCAGTGAGGCCATCTGGTAGTCTTTGAACTGGCCGATGAACTTTTCATGTTTCTCCATTCCTGGAAAACGTTGTTCTTTATTCATTCTCTTATTCATTGTTCAGTCTCCTATTGTTTGGTGTTGTTCTTAGTGTGCGTATTCAGTGAACACGTCATCGGTATGTTTGTAATCCAAGTCACTCTGTTTCACTTCGAGAATGGCTGGCTTGTGTTCGGCCTTTATAATGTAGCAGTTATGTGGAGCGCCGCTGGTGTCCTTATCGCCATACAGCCACAAGTCACCAACACCGCTTCCCTTGCTATCATTGTTGATTTCAACAGCGTCAAAGCCATATATATCAATCTTGACTTTCTTACCACTCTTCTTTGTAACCCGAATTGTAATTTTCAACATTGTATAATCTCCTATTGGTTTGGTCAGTGTTTGGTTAGCCAATCATCAGTATATAAGTAACCATCTTATATAGACAGACCAGCTTGCATCCCCGCTGGCTGGTCTGTTTCGGCATATTGTTTTGTTTATTCAATTGTCAGTAACTGGTGTTACTGTTATTACTTGGTGACTGTCGCGCGCTTGGCCGACTTGGCCACCATTCCCGGAACAGCCACACCAATCCCATTATTCACAACGGGCTTGACTGCTTTGGTTACCTTCTTGGTAACAGGCTTGACCACCGGTTTGACAGTGGCTTTGACCGCTGTCTTGGTAACCTTGTTGGCCACCTTCTCCGTCACCTTCGCTTCAATTTTCTTGGCGATGATGTTGGCCGGTTTGTGAGCAGGGCAGAAGTGTGTGTTAGCATTCTTCCAGCGCCAATCACTGTTGATGGCGAGGACATAACCCTTGCGGCGAGAACGAACACCTTCAACGGTCAAGACCGCTTTGCACTTGGCGAAATTGCAACCGATGGTGGTGGTGTTGGCTTTGGTATTGATAGTAATCATTAGATAGTTTCCTTATATTGTTTGTATGGTTTGGATTTGACGATTGAACTTGCTTTCACTTTGTTTGCACAGGCTTTCACTTTATATGTTTGCTGTTTCCTCCTGTTTATACTGTTCAATGTTTGGCGCTGACTGAACCGTTATTTCAGCATAGTCAAAAGAACTTTCATTCCAGCGGTAGTATTCATATAAACCACGTTGTACTCTTATCTCAATCCGCTGGTTATCCCGCTTCCATGTTTTCACACTGGTCACTTTGAAGCGAGCCGGTGTGTTATCCGCATTGGGTTTGGCGTCACTATGGTTCAACACCGTTCCAGCCTTCAGTAACTGGCTGGCCATTTCAAACGTAAGAACTATTTTATTCGTCATCATCATTCTCGCTTTCTTCAACACCGTTGAACTCATCAACCTGTTCGTTCGCGCTCTTGTGGCTGGAGTGGTTGTACTTGAAACCACAATTCCTACACGTATAAGACCAGCCACCACGCTGAGTGTAATCGCTCTCAGCTAAATCCCGTTCACAGTTATCGCAGTTATGACCCTTCATGTTTCATCCTCCTGTCAGTTATAAGCCAGAGCGACAGTAACCACGTTCACTTCATTTTCATTGGCTACTCTTGTTATGGCGTAAACCTTATTACCCTTCACCTTACCGTTTGTGGCTGTCGAGTCTTGAACTTCAACCACCTTGTCCAGCGTGGTGATAAGAACACGTTGTTCGCCGTTCCGTAATGGTTTGTTTACCAACACTGTTTGAACAGTGCCATAATCAACAACACCGCTCAGTCGGCCGAATAAACGTTCAATCGCATGATTGCTAAATTGTACATAATTGGTATTCATTGGTCGGTCTCCTATAATATAGTAGGAGCCAGCTTGGTAGGGCTGGCTCCCTGTTGTTCATTGTTAGAACGGTATTAATTTCAAGTGGTCTTTGTTGGTGTTGCTAAGCCATTCCACTTCATAGTTACCGTATGGCGTCTCGATTGTTCCACCAACTTCAATCAGTGTTCGTTCAACCTTTGGCTCTGGTCTGAGCGATATGATGGCCGCTTCAGCGTAACCGGTTGCCCGACTACCGCTATAATCAAGACCACGTTTCGTCGGTGTGATTTCAATCATCAGTTCATATGACCAGCGGATAAACTCGCCTCCATGTAACGGTCTCATCACATCAACTTTCAAGAGCGCCACTGGTGTTCCATAATCTTCGTTCGTTGTCCATTGTTCATTGTTCAGGTTAGTCATTGTAGGTCTCCTATTGGTTGTCATTCTGATTGAATATTTCAAAGTCGGTGAAGCGGTAAACTTCAATGCCCGACTGTTGTTTCAGTTCAGCCATGAAGTTATCACGTTCTTCCTTTGTTTCAAAAGAAGCGGCGGACTTTATAACCTTGCCATCAGTGTTTGTTTTCTTCCAGTGTACTGTGTATACGTTTTTGTCCATGTTATTCAGTCTCCATTTCATTATGTCATCAAACAAAGTGGTAAGCCTTGTTTGGTTATCAATTTTATTCAGCTAACTTTCTCAACTTGCGGACAATATCTTTTTTATTCTCGTCATTGAATTCGCTCAGGACAAAATCAGGTATCAATTCTTTGATTTTCTCCTGAGTGTGAGTGTGAAGTAAACCCCATAGGCTCTTCACTTCGATTATATCTTCCAATCTTTCAGCTATCATCTGAATAATTATTTTCTCATTGGTATTCATTTTATAATCTCCTGTTGTTATGTCATCAACACTGGTGGTAAGCCGGTGCTGGTTGTCTTATTCCTGTATTCGACTTTCAGCTATCTTGATAATCTCTTCAATTGTGTAGGCGCTTATATTATTCGTTCCGTATAAACCCTGTTGTCTCATCTGGTTGGCCAGTACACCAGCAAAGTAAAAGTACCCATCGCCTTTGACCAGTTCCAACTGACCATCAAACTTCTTGGCCAATTCTTTATTCACTTTCTTTATTGTTATCATTTTATAGTCTCCTTGTGTTTGGTTATTCAAAACAAGTGAAGCCCGAATTGAACGGGCTATCAGGCTTACTAAACTTTTCAACCTGACGTCAACCAGACCACTTGTAAAAACTTTTTTAGTGTCAATCACGTTGACACAATCACGACCCAGTCTGCAACTTCCTGAGTCCCACAATTTATTCAATAAGGTGTAATCGCTTACACTCTAGTCTTAGCCGTTCATACGACAACGTCCGTCGTTTTTCGCTTGGTCGTGTTACATAGTGTTGGAGCGGGGATTTGCTTAGAAGGGTTCAGCACCACTTGCTAAGTCCACTGTTCATCACTATATTGTAACCGGTTCAGCGGATGTCCTCTTCTGGACACCAGCCACAAAACACTCTCGTTTCTTTTGGCGTGTTTTGTGTTAGCCCATAAAACAACAAAGGCCACTATATAATAGTGGGGGGTTAGTTATTTATGGGCTTTCGACAATCTCAAATTTTTATATGTGGGGGTTATATGTTAGGCTTCGCTACCACTTCGTGTTCTGGGTTAATTATTACGTTGGGCTGTTTTTTAGGTTTAGCGTTTATTAGTGTTACCACTTTTTACCGGCTGGTTCATCAAACTTTTTCCAGCTCCAAAAACAACTTTCGATTTTTCTCACCATTTCGCTCGCTTCACATTTCGGGCTTTGGCCATCCAGCCACTTGTACCCGTTTGTTGGGCTTCCCCCCTGCCCTCCAACGACCCAATTAAACCACATGCCTCATATTTTGACAAGGTTTAGCAAGGTCTAAAATCAGTCCAGTTTTCGGGTTTGAAAGGTGGATACCTGGTAGTGACCCTGACCAGTTTGGGCGCTGGTGGCCGGTTTTTGTGTTTTTGGCTCCCTGTGTACAAAACACGATACACTCAATACACTCAATACACTCAGTAGAGTACATGTGTGAATGTATGTATTATATATATATAAATAATATCTCCCCCCATAAGAAAGAACTTACAACCATATAAACCTATAACACCACATATATCCATACTCTTTTTTAGTTAGGTACTTACTGGTGTATCCAGTGTATCGGGTGTATCGTGTTTATGGTACAGGGACTAAAAATCGACTTTTTTGACCCAAAATAAAAAAGACTATAAATACAGTGCTTTTTATTTTCACTTGTATCCAGTGTATTGAGTGTATCCAGTGTATTGAGTGTATTAATTGGTACAGGAATAGCGATGGGGTGGTGGGGTTATAGACCCAGCCGAGGTAAGATGGACTCTATGTCACCCACAAAACGAACTTCCAAACCACATTTCCAAAATCATAATCGTCCACTTACTCTGGATGATAACCCGCTGGGAACAGTCAACAAGCAGACAAGCCAGCCCAAATCAGCCAAGTCAGAAGAGGGTAATGGTGTTGGCCACAAGTCGGAAGGGTTTTCCAACACTGACAGTGCCACTAGACAGGAAGACACCGGTTCAAATCCTTTATCGGCCAGCGCCACACAACGGTCAGATAACGGTGTGAAGGATTTCCAAACTCTGGATGATGTCCCAGAGAAGCTGGATAGGTTTGGTCGGCCAATGCCAAAGACAGAACACCTTGTCCCATATCATTATAAGAAGGGTCAGAGTGGGAACCCATCTGGTCGGCAGAAAGATGTTGTTAGAGCCATTGGCCAACAGATAGCTGCTCGCAAGATTTCCAAGGCTCTGAAACCCAAAGAGAGGGAGATGGCCGAGCAGATGGGGTTTGACACCAGTGAGATTACACTGCTTGAGAACTTGATGCTGAAGCTGGCCATGTCAGCGAACCCGATGAAGGTGGCGCTCTTCCTGGAACGCACTTTTGGAAAAGTGCCTAACATCAATATCAATGCTGAAATGGATGCAACACTGGTGGCACGTTTCAGACAGAAGTTTACAGATAGTGAACTGCAAGCAATAGCCAATGGGGAAAGCCCAATGGACATACTCTTCGAAAAGTTGCCAGACATAGATGAAAGCCCAATGAGTGATGATATGGTTGATGGGTCATTCATCAATGAATAACATTTCCAACACTGTCAATGCAGAATTGGAACTACGTCGGCGAAGAAGGGCTAACAGCCAGCTACTCGCTCCCGATGATTGGTACACATGGACTAGAACCATGTTTCCAAAACATTTCAGGTATGAACCGGCCATCTTCCATCGGCAGTATTGGGAGTGGATAGAAGGTATACAAGCCGGTGTAAAGCCCAAAGCCTTCATCGGCATCTGGGCACGTGGTGATGCCAAAAGTACCAATGCAGAAACCGGTGTCATCCGGCTGGCTTCCAAAGGTGTTAGAAGATATGGTCTGTATGTATCGTCCACGCAGGACAAGGCCGATAAACACGTTCAGACTATTTCCAACATGCTTGAGAGTAAACCATATGCGAACTACTATGGGAAGATGAGCCAGCGCGCTGTGAATAAATATGGCTCATCAAAGGGATGGCGACATGACCGTCTGATAACAGGGACAGGATTTGCCGTTGATGCATTCGGCTTGGATAGCGGCTTGCGTGGAGCGAAGATAGATGACGCTCGTCCAGACTTCATTATCATTGACGATGTGGATGAGAAGTTCGACTCACCAGCCACCACAATGAAGAAGATGCAGGTTATAACCGACACAGTGTTACCGAGTGGTTCAGATGATTGCGCCATCTTATTCGTGCAGAACCTAATTGCTCCCGATAGTATAGCCAGTCGGCTTGCTGATAATAGAGCTGACTTCTTACGCAACAGAATTCTATCTGGTCCATACCCAGCGGTCTTGAACTTAATATATCAGTTTGACCCTGTGGAGAATAGATATATCGTGACAGGTGGTGAGCCAATGTGGTCGGCTCGGACACTGGCCGATGCACAAGCAAAGATTGATGATTGGGGTTTGTCTTCCTTCTTACGGGAGGCACAACATGATGTTGATAAGAATGATGGTCTGTGGTCACACATACATTATCAACACATAAACTATGATGACCTTCCAGCACTTGAAGATGTGGCCGCTTGGATTGACCCAGCCGTAAGCGCCACTGAGCACAGTAACAGTCAGGGTATATCAGTTGGTGGACGAACAACAGATAAGAAGCTAATTGGATTGAAATGGTGGGAAGGAATAACATCTCCACAGAAGGCCATGGAGATGGCAATTGAATGGGGTTATGAATGGAAGGCCACACATGTCGGCGTAGAAACAGACCAAGGAGGTGATACATGGAAGAGTGTTTATGATGAAGCCTGTAAGATAGTGATACAACGGCTGGCCGATAAATGGTTACTTGAACATGAGGCCGATGAACCCGTTCCAGAATTCAGATTACCTAAGTTCACATCAGACAAGGCCAGTGCGCGGGATGAGAAGACAGGGTTGTCTAAAGGTAACAAGATGGAGCGGAACCAGCGTATGCTCACTGACTATGAGAAGGGAAAGGTTATTCATATGGTCGGCACTCATACAGTCATTGAGAAGGCATTGAATCGTGTTCCTTCTGACCCTTGGGACTTGAGCGATAGTCACTGGTGGTTATGGTACGACCTAATCTATAAAGTGAAAAAGAAAGTGAGAGCAGTGTGAAAACAACAAACAAGAAAGCGAAAGTGAAACCCGTTCCACGTCGGCGCACTGTAAAACCGACTGATGACACCACGCAGACAATGATAGACAACACCACCAGACTCTTGCAGAATAGCGGCCAGTTATCCAGAGCCATGTTAGGTAATCGGCTGGGTCGTTCCTTTGATGGTGACAGAGACTTGTATAAAACATTTGGGTATATACGCTCGCCTGTGTATGATGATTACCGCGCGTTCTATGACCGGATGGGGCTGGCTACCCGCATGGTTGAAAAGTTCAGCGATGACACGTGGAATAAACCACCAACATTGATTGACGGTGAAGCCCGTTCTGATATGGATGAACAGCAGCTAACACCATTCCTCTCAGACTGGAATGCTTTGGTGAAACGGCTGGGTGTATGGCAGATGATGAGACAGGCCGATGTCATGTGTGGGATTGGCCGCTATTCCATTCTATTCCTTGGAACAACCGGCGCATATGATAGTCCTGCTGGTGGAAGTCGGCAATTGTTTTATCTGGCCGCATACGATGAGAAACAGGCTGAGATACAGAAGCTGGTCACTGACCAGAAGTCAGAAAAGTATGGGATGCCAGAAGAGTATAGGGTTTCAATGGATGACCCAAAGACCATCGGCTCTGTCATCACAAGGGATGTACACTATTCTCGATGTATACATGTCAGTGAGAATAGATTGGGTTCCCGTGTATATGGCCGACCACGTTTACAGGAAGTGTTGAACCGGCTCATGGACTTGGAGAAGGTAACTGGTGGTGGTGCTGAGGCCGCGTGGCTGGCTGTATTCATGGGTTTATTGTTATCATCCAAGGAGGGAATGCAAATGCCAGAACCTGGAACACCAGAGAACACCGCTCTGCATGAAACGATGGAAGCCTTTGTTCATCGGATGCAACGTTATGCAGTGATTGAAGGTGTTGACGTAAACAATCTTGGAGTCAGCACAGTTGATATCAGTGGGATATATCAGACACTGGCATCTGACCTTACTGGTTCCAAAGGAATTCCACAGCGTATCTTCTTTGGAAGCGAACGTGGTGAACTGGCCAGCTCACAGGATATGCAAGAGTGGAATGGGTTTATTGGCTCAAGACGCGTGAACTTTGCAGAACCAGAAATACTTGAACCGTTCGTGAACTGGTGTATCCTTCATGGTGTTGTTACACCACCAGAAAGTACAAAGTTCAAGATAGTATGGCAACCGGTTTACACAATGACACAGATGGAAGAAGCGAATTATGCTTTGGCTTTGGCACAAGGAGCATCGGCTGTAACTGGTGGCGTTCCAGAACAAGCCATGACAGTGAATGAATTCCGTTCTGTTGTTCACTTTCCAGCGTTTGAAGATATAGAACAATCGGCCATCAAGAAGGAGGAGAAAGTTGAGAAGGGTTTGATTGATGGCCAGCCGGTCAATGGAAAGGCCAGCGAGAAAGACTTGGAAGAGACTGAGCCAGAGGTTGTATGATATACGCAAACGCTGGCACAGTGGTAAGACCGAAAACATTTTATGATGGCGCTCCCATCAATGTTATGGATGCCGGCCAGTTGACCAGCTATCTATCATCATTCAACACAGAGGAAGAACGGGCAATGCAGAACCTTTGGCAAACCTATGCGGCGAGGAAGGAACTGGCTGGTGGTGGTGGCCGTATAAGATACAGGATGGGCGCTGACATGCAATACTACCGGACGATTGGGAGCAAAGAAACAGTAGTCCCATATAATTCAATCAAGACGGATATGATACGTTTCGCCAAAGGTGTTCAAGTAGAACAGCGGTCTATCAGTTCAAACCTTATAAGAGGGAATATAAGTGGCCAACAGTGGTACGACGAAACAGTGAGAACAGCTAAACTTTCTTATGGAGCCGCGTTCCAAACAACAAGGTTGAACAACAGTGAACCCATGGATGATGATGAGCGGAGGCGCTGGCTTGAAACCATTATCATCATACTCCTCCTCCTGAATAACACCGCTGAAATGATATCCCAGAAACAAAGGCCATTGGATGGAACGTTCCTGTTGAATGCAGATGGCCTGTCAAACAGTCTTATCGGCTCTCCTGAAAACTGGCGAACACAGGTGGCGCTCAGACAAGGGTTTACACAGGGAAGAAGGCGATTGGGCTTTGCAGAACACTGTCATACAGAAGGAGACAGAACCGGATGTGTTGAACTGGCCGATAGAGGATGGGTTCCTTTGTACACCGTTGTTCGTATCGGCATGGCCAGTTGTTATTGGAACTGTAAATGTATCATCCAATACAGATAGGAAATGATATGAATGTACAAGATGGCTGGGTTGAAGTGAGGAACAGTTCTGGGAAACTGTTGTTCAAATACAATCCATATACGAATATGATTGAGATAAGAATTGGCGCTTCTGTTTATCATCTCATAAAGCTGGAAGAGATAAGAGTGAAGTATGGTGTGGCGCTACCAGCCAATGAAGTCCCGATGGGGGTTGAGGTAACAGATTAGTGCTAACACTTTTTTAGACAATGGGTTTATAATCCCGACCGTTCAACTCAGGTCTAAGAGCGCCGAGACGCCGAGAACCACTTTTCAAGAAGAGGTTCCGGCGTTTTATGTTTACCAGAAACACAAGCTTACAAATTAATGCGGCCAGACAAGTCAACCATGATGGAGTTGATTATCTTGTCGTAGCTGGTGTTCCTATCCGTGAACAAGTGTTGAACGATTACTTTGTTTCGGCTGAAGAGATAAACCGGTTTATCGGCGCATGGAATGGCATTCCTGTTACTATCAATCATCCAGTGGCTAACAATGGCTCAGCCAATGTACCCAGTCCTGACGTAGCCATCATAGGAAGATTTTACAACGCTACATGGGACAGCGACCAGAATAGATTGACCGGTGAATACTGGATAAACTTGAATGAGGCCATGAAGTACCAACAGGGTAGGGACATAGTTCAACAGATACAGGCCAACACCATTCTTGAAACAAGTACGGGCTATTGGGCTGATGAAGAAAGAAGAGAAGGGGAATTTAATAACAGGCCATACAAGACAATACACCACCACTTACGTCCAGACCATATTGCAATCTTTCCTGATGGTACATTGGGTGCTTGCTCGAATGAAGATGGCTGTGGTGTCAATCTGAACAGCCAGAAGGTAAAGGTATTCAGAGTGATTGTTAGTGGCGGCAGGGGAAGCGGCCATCGTGGGCACCGAGGCCGAATAGGCGAACAAGGTGGCAGCGAGAAAGGTATTAGCGCCACACATATCACCGCCGAAAGTTACAAGGATGCAAAGGGTAACACCATTTACCGCATTCCGGCTGGGACTGAACTAACCAGTACTAATTTCCTTGATGACTTGGAAAGGAATGATAAGACTGGAGATGGGTTGGTTCGTTTCATCTACAACAAAGAGTCGAAGATGTGGCATATCTCAACCCATGGAGCAGATGAAAGTGACCATGGAGATTTTATTACCAGTGCTCTGGATGGTCATAACCCAGCTTATACAGAAGAAATACAAGTTCGTGGAATGTATGATTTTGTCAATAACGAATTGGCTTTCTATGATTTTTATGGGATTAGCGATAGCATAGCTGAAGAGAACGACCTCCCTGTAAAACGTGTGCAGAAAGACATTGAGAAAGCTAACAAGAGTGCAGAAAGACATCTATTTTATTATATAAGAACAAAGCCAATCTTCACTTACATGGATATGTCTGAAGTAGTTGGTAACGCTTCAGTCACATTCAATAATCAGACGTACAGCTTTGTTATTGTAAGTGGTGGCCTCGGCTCCGGACACAAGGGACACAAGGGTCGTCTCGGTGAACAAGGTGGTTCAGAGCCATCGCTGTACCATGGAACTTCTGTTGAGGTGGCCAAGAACATAAGAAAGAACGGGCTGGATATAAAACATTCTGGCGACCGCACTGGTTCATGGGTACAAACCATATGGACGACAAGTAATAAAGAAGCGGCTGCTTCCTTTGGAATGGATGAAAAGCAGAAAGGCCATTATGCCATCATTACTTTGAAACCCAGCGTACACAAACTGCTGAATGAAAATTATAAAAGCATGATGGGAGTTTATACATTTGACCAAAGCATTCCACCAGAATATATTGATAAGGTGGAAGTATTTTCATTCAAGTCTCTCGATGAAAGGCCAAACAAACACAAGAAGGTAAAACAGTTTGCCGCACAGTTATACGTTCCAGTAGTTATTGATGACACCACTGGTGATTACAGGTTTCCAGTACCACCAACAGGAGAAGGTGAAACGATGAAGAATAAAGTTCAAACTAATTGTGGATGTGATGATAAGGAGAAGGATATGAAACCAGTTCTGTTGAATGATGTCAGCTTAGACCGGCGCTCCGAAACAATCCGGCGCTCATTCTATTCATGGGTGAGCAAGATGAACAGTACAAGCGAAACCTATTATCCCTCCATCAGTATCTATTCCCCTGATGGCATTTTTGAAACATATATTATTGCAGAACAGGCTGGGAGATTATATAAAGTTGATTATACGCTAGAGGGTTCGGACGGTGTGGTGTTCAAGCCGAAAGAAGAATGGGAGGAAGTGGAAGTTGATTTCGTGGTTCCGGAAACACCAGTTCCACCGGTTGTTTCTTTACCTGTTTCACCTGCAACCAATAAGATGAAAATAAAACAAGGAGGTAGCCTATCGTTACGTAATGCAGTGAGTAAGTTGAGAAAGAATAAACAAACCCCAAAGGAGAAAAGTATGAACAAGAAAATGAAGTTGGAAGAGTTCTTCACATGGCTCAAAGGTAATAAGGGTATCAGTGTTGTCGCCAATGAAAACGACAGCGATGAACCTGAGTTTGAGGTCACTGAAGAAACACAAGAGCCAGTCAAACTGGAAGTGGCCACACAACCTGCTCCCGCTGGTGTTGGCCTTTCACCGGCTGAACTTGAGTCGTTGAAGAAACTGGCCGCTGTAGACTTCAGCGCGTTACTGAGCCTTCCTGCACAGGTTGAGCCGGTGTTGCAGTTTGCACAAAACCAGAAGAAGGAACAGGAAGTTCGTCGGAACGGTCTCATCGCAAGAGTGAAGGCCAATTCCAGCAACGTGTTCAACGATGAAGAGTTGAATGCGCTGCCCGACTCCGTCCTCCAGAAGCTGGTCAGTCATGATGACGTTGATTACAGTGGAATGAGTGGAGCCACCTTTGTAAACTCTTCAGATGATAGCGAAGGGTTCCTCGGCCTCCCCAAAATTTCATTCGGTACAGATAGCGAGGTAAAGTAATGAGCGCTCCGCACACTATTCTTTTGCTGACACGTTCTTATCTGGAACGTGAAGGTAAGCTGAACGATGACACCAAACCCATCACTCCAGGAATGTTATTGACTGCGATTGCTGGTGGCGATAAACCCACTCTTGAACCCGGACCAGCGGCTACGGTCGCTCCTCCTGTCATGATGGTGGCCACTGAGTTACCGCAAAGGTTTGGTCAGGACATTGATACTCCGTATACCGTTGAAGGTGAAGTAGTGGAGTACTATATCCCGATTACTGGTGAGCACCTTTATATGTTTCTTGAACCGGCTGGTAATGTGGCCGCTGGTGCTATTCTCGAGAGTGGTGGACTCGGTTATCTGCAAGCTGGAACTACCAGTCCGCTATGCCGCGCGCTGGAAGCAGTTGATAATTCTGCTGGCGGAACCGCTGTTCGTATTCGTGTGGAGGTGCTGTAATGGATACCAATGATGTAATCTTTCAACAGGGTTACGTTACCGACCGTCAGCTGCTTGACCCGTTCAACTTACGTCCTTGGTTGAACAAAGCTGGCGAGACAATGATTACCTATGTGGCCGGACATCAGACTGTGAAGAATGAAAATACTGGTCGCATGGAACGCAAGCCGGTGTTCCGGAATAAGCGCGTTATCAAGAATGCGCTTCTCCGTCAGCGCGACTGGGAACAGATTGACAACGCTGTCGTTGATGTTATGCGACAGCCTCTTGTTGGTCTCAATGATTTGGAAGCGGCTGGCCTGACCACTCAGTTGGACGGACTTGGTGTTTCCCTTTCCACGTATGACCAGATTAGCGACATGTCCCCTGCAAGTGTAAACATGTCAATCACGCCACACAAAGCGGAGAAGGACCGACCGGTGTTCAGTCCGGTAAGTGTTCCCATCCCTGTTATCACCAAACCCTTCACGCTTGATATCCGTACACTGGATGCGAGTCGCCGCAATGGTCATGAAGGTTTGGATGTGACAGGTATTCGTGTGGCCACAATTAAAGTTCGAGAAGCTGTTGAGGAGATAATCTTCAACGGTTCGGACGTTCAGATAGGGGAATATAAAATCTATGGTTACACCAATCACCCGAACCGGCTGGCTGATACCGCTGGTAACTTTGGTGGTGGCGATTGGGGAACAGATGGTAACGCCCATAAGACTATCAGCGGTATGATAGCTTCTCTGATTGCATTGGGCTTCAATGGACCGTTCGGTTTGTATGTGGCTTCAACACAATATGCACAGAGCCTGAACCTGACCGGTGCAAACCTCAGCGATACCCAGCTCTCTGTCATTCAGCGAACCATTCCTGACCTGAAGTTTGTGCGCCGCGCGCCAAAGCTGGCCGCAGGAACGGCTGTTCTTGTTCAGATGACCAAGGAAACAGTTGATATCGCCATTGGTCAGAATGTGGTTCCCATCAGTTGGCAGGATTATGGTGGACTCATGAATGAGTTCATGGTTCTGGCTGCGATGGCTCCTCGGTTCCGTTACGATGTGGATGGCACACTTGGTGTCGCTCACGTAACTGGAATTTAGTTTCCTGAAATGATTGACTCGGATGTATAAGAAAGGAATTGATAATGGCTGCTACTAAGACCAAAACAACATTGCTCCAAGTGGACGATAGTGATAAGGCCAAGAAGGTCAAGTTCGTTGTGAAGGCTGGCCAAACATTCGGTATCGAAAAACACCGTGCCGGAACCGTTGTGGAATTGACTGTCCGTGAGGCGCTCGCCTTCGCCGACCTGTTGGAACCCGAGGACAGGAAGACAGCTCTTCCCACTGCTCAGGCTCTTGTGGAAGCCGGTGTTCAACGCGTGGCCAATCCCAGCGGTCTGACCACTGACCGTCAGGATATGACACCGAAACAACGCGCTGAAACCAGTACCATCGGTGAAAGCGCCGGTAAAGCCAGTTCATTGCCCGACTCGGCTTCTGAGAAAGATAAGGATAAGTAACTATGGCATACGGAACCCAGCAAGAAGTTGCTGCGATGGCTTCCATGTGGACAAGGAATGGGGTATGGGTTAATCCAGTTGGAGCAGACCCTGGAACGAACCCTACAATTGTTCAGGTGGAGAATTGGCTTGAAAACATTTCAGCGCAGATGAACTTGGCACTCGGTTCCAGTTGGTTTGTAGTGCCAGTCACAGAAGTAACACCTAATGCTCACAAAGCCATCAGTCAATATGTTGTGAGCCTTGTGGCCGACTTGTGTCATTTCAAGAACAGCAGTGGCCGGTTCTTCACTGAACGATTGGTGGAACGTGGTGTTACTCCAATGGCAGCCATCCTAAAAGATATGAAAGAATGGATAGCTGAGAACAAGGATGGTTTGCTGGCTGATGGTGTTTCCCAGCGACCTACTCCGTCGGCACAATCAAGAGTTGAGTTTTATGTGTTAGGAGACTTCTAACCATGCCTCCTTCTCTTGGCTTCAAAGTGAAGAGTAATGTAAAACTTGTACGCAAGAATTTGGAGAAGCTGAGAGCTGCTCCACTCCAAATTAGTAAGACAAGATTGAAGGACGCGTCAAAAGCTTTACAGAAGCGAATGCAGAAGCCTGGAAAGAAGGTAAAGTATCCCATCAAATGGGCGAGTCGGAAACAACAGGTTTACGTTATCGCAATGTTGAGGAAGCGCAAGAACCTTCCGTATAAGCGAACCCAGAAATATCAGAAGTCATGGAAGCTGGTGGAATACAAGAATGGTTATGGTGTTGAAAGTAAGTTGAGAGGTGGCGTAGCCAAGTATATCGGCGGTGACAGGTTTGGCAAAGGTCAACAGCCGATGTATGCTGGCCGCTGGGTTATCCTGAGGAAAGAATATGAAGCTGTCAGGAAAACGTTGCCTAAAACAATAAGAGGCGCTATGTTGGAAGAAATAAAAAAAGTAACTAGAGACAGAGCGCCGGTGCAGGAATAGGATATGGCTGCTGTTGATTTTTACGAACAATGTGAGACAGGTTTGAAGTCAGCGTTACAAAGCTTGACAACAGTGTTCTTACACGATTGGCAGGTGAGCAACGATGACACTGTCATAGCGCGTGGAGGCGATGTATTTGCCATACTGAGACCTGGAGCCTTTCCCATCTTTGCAAAACAGGCCACCGGAAAGCAGGTGGACTTTGATTGGGGAATAACGGTTGATGTATATGTAAGATATGAAAGCTATGCAACATCGTGGGCGAAATTCAAAACTGTGCGTGCTGAAATGATATGGCGTCTGGGATGTGACCCGACACTGGGAAACACTCCCAATGTATGGGGAGTTACACTGAGCGCTGAAGAGGGAGCACAGTACTTCAAGTTTGCAGAGTCTAGTGAGAATGCTACACCGAACTTCATTATACAAACAATGCAAGCCACTGTTCGTCAACGTGTTGAATTTGAATTCTAATAAGGAGATATCCGTATGAAGAAAAGTATGTTTGAAAAGGGTAGCGACAAGGCCAGAGTCAGTGAAGGTGGTATTGAACCGGCTGTATTCAAACCTGAAGTGAACGAAGAGCCGGTGTTAGCTGGCCAGCCAGTTGACCGAGCGCCAAACTTTCAACAGACAGTGGCTTGTCCTCCTCATCCAGGAAACAAATTACAGATACAAACGGATGAGAAGAATGAGCGGCGCAGGTTTGCTGTCTGTGATTGTAACATTGAAGACAACCCATGGAAGGGTAAAGTTGTATGGGAATACACTGCAGATGAAGAAGGAAAACCCGTAACTGGTTCAGCCTTCAGTGCACGTGGAACCATCGGAGGCGAAAATGGCTGATACCAGTGGCATCCTATGGGGCGTTGATGTTTATGAAGTGGTGGTGTTCCCTCTCAATAGTGATGGTTCATTACAAGCTGTTGACACCAGCCCGTATGAAGGTTTGTCAATGCGCGGTCCGCGCGCTTTTGACCTGACACCAAGTGAGCCGCGTGTTGTAAACAATCCCGGAGCCGGTCGCATTCTCGATGTAATTTACCTGCCAGCCAATGAAGCTGACAGAGCTGAGTTACGTGTTGGCTATAATAATCAGGCCATCAAAGCCAAGTTGAGTGCGGTAAAAAAGTTTTCTGTCGGTGAAAGCACAATGGTCATGCGTGGAACTGACCAGCAAGGCAATGAACCCGATGTGGCCATCATAGCGGCGCAGCTGGCCAAGGACGAGAACAAGTTGAAAAGATGGCACTATTATATGATACCCCGCGCGCGTGCCATCCCGCTGGACAGCCCGATGAATGAGAATGCATTGGAAGAACGTTATGCCATCACTATGTCGCCTTCCACTACCCACATATGGGGAAAGGAATTGACCATAGCAACTGAAGGCTGTCTTGAAGCTGGTTACGCTGATGGCATGAGTGAAGGAAGACCAAAGCTTGTTGCATGGCTGGGTGATGGGACTGAAACTGAATTCCTGTTCCCAACAAACTATCAAGCCATAGCAACCGGCAAGATAAGTGTGTTCGACTTCGTCGCTGGAACAGAATATACCGCTGGTATAACAAAGGCGACAACCGGTGTTACATTCGCAGTGGCTCCAGCCAACAATCTTCTCATCATTGCGAAGTATGAGTATTAGGAGGAACAATGCAATTCTCTGAACTGGAACGGAAATCAATAACGTTCTCCAATGGTCAGACCATTGTTCTCAGTCATTCCAATTGGCGCATATCACGTAAGCTTGATAACATGGAAAGGGAAGCGGAGCAAAATCCGCTTCCCGAACCTGATGACCAGATGTTTGCTTTGAACTTTTATCCGAAGATGGCAGCGCCGGTTGTCAGTGATAACTGTCCCACACTGGAAACAGCTTTGGCCACCATGTCCAGCGAAGACTTGGAATTGTGGTATGTGGGTGCTCGTGAAATTAATCCCCAATGGTTCAAGACGCTTGACCAGCTTGGTGACATGGCTTTACAACAGGCCATGGAAACAGGAGGGACGTCTGATAAGGAAATCCTAAAAGAGCAGCAGACACTGAGCGCATAATAGACAGAATGATTGACTTGTTCAAAGGAGAAGTAACGGATGACCTCCCATACATTCTTCCAATAGAATATGAACAGGTTGATAAGTTCTGGGATGACTGGATGTTGTGGCGCTCATTAGGTAAACGCAACTACAATGGTGGCTTTGAACCTTCTGTCAGTTACTTGGAAGCTGTTCATAACATAGAAGGTGATAAGCTACAAACATTTTTAGCACTGGACAGTTTATACGGTAAGATGGAACGAACATACTTGAAGCAGAAGAACAAGCAGAAGAAAGGCTCTTCAAATGGCTGACAACACCATTGACCTCATCACAAGGTTTCTTGCAGATACAAAGGATTTTGACGCGGGCATTGACCGGCTGGGAAATAACCTTACCGTCAACCTGAACAAGGAACTTGAAAAGTCTGTCAAACAATTGAAGAAACTGGAACTTGCTGCTGCGAGCGCTATGGCCGCTCTTGAGGGTGGCGATATAAGTGAACAGTCATTGAAGAATGCTCATCAAGCCATAATTCAATACGACGCTGTTAGAAAGAAGATATTACAAACCAATCAGGACATTTCAAAGGTGTTACGTCTTGACGCGAAGGTAATGAGACAGGAAGCCGCGTCTATCACCGATGATTATAAACAGGCTCTGATTGGACAATTGAATTATGCAAGTGGTTTGATTGGTGGCTTTAGCGCAACAGGTTTGGCGCTGGGTACGGGTTTGGTGGGCGGGATATTCGCTGGTGCAAATAAATATGTTTCATCGGCTAAGGTGGCGAATGAAATAACACTTGAATGGAAGAAGTCGCAAGACAGTCTCAATAAGTCTGGCGAACGTGTTGGTGCGGTGTTGGCCAGAGAAGCATTGCCACTGTTGAGACAAGCGGCCAGACTGGCAAGTGAGGCAGCTGGATTTGTTGAAAGCCATCCGGAGATAGTGAGAGCGGCGCTGAATGCTGGTTTGATTACCGCTGGGATTGGCGCTATTGGTGTTGCTGTCAGTAAGGGAATAAAATTATATGCCGACGCCATATATCTCACCACTGTTGGAACACAATTAACAGCGGCCAAACTTATGGATACAGCGGCTGATAAACAATTGCTTGCCGCTGGTTATACATCAAGAGGGATTGGGCTGGGTAAAGCGGCGCAGGGTGCTCAAACTGGTGGTGAGATAGCACAGGACTTGAGAAAGAATTTACTTGGAACCGGAGGAATGGCCGCTGTCGTGGGACAGGTGGTGGTTCTTCTTGGTTCATTCGCAGCTGGTTTAGTGGTGGCTGACAAAGCCTTTGACGCGCTCGAAGGAAGGGATTATAAGTTCGCCGACTATGTGACACAAGTGAAACAGGGTATCGCCATTGACGCCAAAAGAATTGCAGACTTCTTTGCGAATGGTGATTATAGTTTCAAAGCTGGTCAACAGGGTTTAGACCCGAACACCGGCAATGAAGTGTTCCGTAAGGTTGCGACAGCTTTGGGTTTACTAAAGAATGAAAGTGATGAAGCGGCCAACAGTTTAGACAATCTTTCACACTCCATCAGTGAGTCTGCCGAACGTGATGCAATAGTAAAGGCATATCAGGATTATAAAGAAGCTGACAAAGAACTGGTTAGAAACCACTATCGTGAACGAGACAAGATTATTCAGGATGCATTGGCCGCTGAACGGGCTTCCAACAGTAAGTTCGCCAGTGATGTAACAAGGGTTAGAACAAACCTATCATCAGCACTTGGCAAGGCTTACGCTGACTTCCAGCGTAATGAGGAGAAGGCTCAACAGGATTACGCCGAACAACGTTCACAGATTATCCGTGACAGTGGTGAAGAGATAAGAAACATTGAAACCACCTTGCAGGAAGACTTACGTAAACTCAAACAGGACAGTCTTGATAAGGAAAGGGAGCTGACAGCCAATCGTGATGCGCTGGGTTTGGCCAAACAAAGAGAGTCCTATAATCAGGAACACGATGAAAGAATACGTGAAGCCAATCAGGAGATAGCACAGCGGCGACGTGACTTGGCTGTCAAGCTGAACGATTTACAAGCCTCCTTCGTTCGTGAACGAGAACAACGTTATGCAGAATATCAAGCGCGCTCAGCGGAGCTACGTGCTAATGCTGAAGCTGAAATAAAACAGTTACAAGAACAGCATGCCGAGGAACTGAGAAACATAAGACAACAAAGGATTGACCGTATAAAAGAATTGAATGCACAGTTACAGGATGAACAGAAGCGAAGACGTGAAGCCCTGATAGCCACCATCCGAGACTTGGATGCGGCGCTTCTTGGTGAGGAAAGGTTACGTGAACAATATTATGCGGCCACCTTACGAGAACTTGATGCGTTCCTGAATGCGTATAAGACCAAAGCCAGTTCGCTCACCGGCGCAGTTCTTGGTAACAGAGCACTTGGTGGCTATGTCAATGACGGTTTGTATAAACTTCATCAAGGAGAGTTTGTGTTGAACCCAGCTACAACACGTTTACTTGAGAGTATGATTGGTACCCAGCTAACACAGGGTAACGTTGCTGGCAATGTAAATAACAACAGGAGCATCAGTCTTACTGACCAGCGGCGCTTTGATAGCAGCTTAGGTGCTGCTGAGAGAAGGGCTATAAAGAAAGATACCGAGGAACTGTTGTTACAGTTTACAAGATAATGATAAGAAACAATCTTACAGAACTGGCTGTTCATGGCAAGGTAGGTGACTGGTGTTTCTCAAGAAGCGGTAAGAGTATGTTTATCTGTTACCCATATCCTGGAGAACAACGCGGTAAAATCTTACACGTAACAATATTTCAGGAACTGAAAGAGAAAATTCATATCGGCTGGCTTTGGAATGGTGATAGGGAAAAGCCAACACTTGAACCATCCATGCATGTTCCTGGAGTGTGGCGCGGTGTTCTTACAGAAGGTGTACTGCATACCATTGATGAAGAGGTGAACGGTGCCTGATTATCTAAAGATTGGTACATTGGCTGGTGGTGTTGGTTCCATGGTAAACGTTGACTCTCTTGGTGTCAAGAGTTTCTCAATTGATATTGAGCCAGCCCATTACACAGAATTTATCCCGCTGGGTGACGGAACCATTCAGGCGCAAGGCTGGCTGGAAGCCGAATGGCACTTGAATGGTTTGAGAGATGCTTCTTATACCGCGCTGGTGGCATATAGAACCGGCCAGTCCACCGAATTGTATATAAGAACACTCAGTGAGGACGGTAAGACGTTGAAGAATTACAGAGCGATTATGGTGTGGCCTTTGGGCGCTATTCGGCGAGACCACACAACCTATGTAGTTCTTGACTTTACTATAAAGTTTATTCAGATGATTGAACAGGTATAAAATGTCTTATGAGATGATTTGTTATTACATGGTTCAAATATACTTTTCAACATTCGTTGTCAGTCTGTGTATGGTTCCTGTTCTGTTATGGCGGCGCAATTATGATTTACTTGCTCCTTCCATTGTTCTTGCATTCTATTCTTTCATATCAATGGGGTTTGGATGGAAGATATGGTTCAGAGTGTTCTCTATCCTTTATGAAATTCCATGGGTAGGATAACATGGCGAGAGTAGCTACCGCTGGTGAACTTGTAAAATTCAGGAAGGAAGGACAATGGGCTAAGTTATACGCGGCCATCTTTGTTCCTCATACCATTTACACCGCGTTGATAAACCAAACATTTACAACGACTGATGGTATTCTTGAACTTACCTATGATGCCGGTTCTGGAACACTGGCCGATGTACTTCCAGGAATGACCTTACTGATTGGTTCATCTGCTGGTAAGTGGGATATAGGGATTGTCAGGATAAGGGATAAGGATGCAACAAAGTTTTACATCGGGGAAACAACAGATGTAAACTTTGCAAACAACCAACACCTTACAGTCATTGATGACTTTGGGTTATGGGCACGCCATGTTGTAATCACAGGTGGTATCCCGTATATGGATGGGGGTGTGGCTTACAGTGACCAGCATACAGACTTTGACCCAGTCCCCATCATGGGTTCACACAGGGTCTTGAAACTAACCGGCGCAACAGTGGCTACCACACTGAGCGCCGCTGGCTCATATTGTCTTGACTCAACCATTTCAGCCTATTCATGGTCAGCTCCAGGAGCCAGCGCTACCTCTGGCATGACCACCAGCACTCCCACAGTGACCTATAATGCTACAGGCTGGTATTATGTGTCGCTCACTGTCACAGCAATTAATGGGAAGTCCTTCTTTGGTGTTCGGTATATATATGTGTGGAATGAAGCCAATCCACCACACAGGGTTGAATTCGGTGACTTCTCGGCCGATGCTGATAGTGGTGGCTGGCAATTCGATATAACATCTTACAGCGTTATTGATATTGACACTGTTATGAATAACCCGCTGGTCATTGTTTTTGCTGAGGACTATTATGGGAAGCTGGAAGCGGACAAGGGTTCAATCGGTCCACTCGAAGGAAGTGAGAATATAGTTGTAACCGGCTGGATAGCAAGAGAAACAATTGAAGTTGATATCAAGATGAATTCAATGCAATTCACTGGCTATACCGCTCAACACTGGTTTCAACAGATACCTTCCTTCCCTGATGGTGTTAGGTTTATCACAGGGACTTCAGCAGCGTGGACAGATATAAAAAACTTAACACTGAATAAAGGTTTGTTTCATTTCATACATTGGCGAACAACGGCTACAAGAATAATGGATGTGTTCCTCACCGATGACACCAATTACACCCGTGAAGTGTCAAGTCTTGCTACCAGCTTGTGGGAACAGTTACGTGAGATGGGATGGGCACAGGTGTACGCGCGCGCTGGGATGAATTGCTATAACCAGTTATACATTGAAGTTCATCCGCAGCTGGTTCCACAGGCGAGCAGAACGTGGCCAACAGTGATGACGATTGAGAAGCAGGATTATGTCAGCCCGTTGTCATTTGAACGTGCAATTATAAATGAGGTTTCAAAAGTTTATCTGTCCGGTGTTTCTGTGAATTCAAGTGGAGTAGGAACGCCATACTTTTCACTATCTCCTGGACACGGCTACCCCCATTATGGTAAGCCAGAAATACAAGATACCTTACTTCTGTCAAGTCAGGCACAGGCGAATACATTGGCTGGCTTATATTATTCCTGGAAGAACAATCAGTTCAAAGACTTGCCCTTTGTTCTAAAGGCGAACAACAGGTTGATTGATTGTTTTCCCAGACAGAAGTGTACAGTAACAATTGATGATGGTGACAACCTTCGCGGTATTGAATACAGTGGTGGCCTTATACCAACATCTGTTACAAGAACGTATGAGGCGAAGAACGGCTATCTCCACACAGAAGTTACCTTTGAAGGTGAGACGTTTGCTGGTATAGCTGTGAATGGTGACGTTCCTGGAAGTGATGATACCAGTGTTATTCCATCACCATCGTTTCCGCCACTTCCTGACTTTGAATTCAGTCTTCCAGGACTAACACCGGTTACAGCAGAAGGTGCTCAGGCTGTAATATTGAATGATGCGGGATATGGCTTACTTTACTCTGAGGATTTCAATGAAGCTGGTCCACACTGGCAAACAATAAATAGTGGTCTAACACCAACACAGTTCCAGAATATAAATTACTTCTTTGTAACGCCGAGTGGCGCTTTGTATGCGGCATGGGTTGAAGCTGTTGACAGTGGAAATTATCCTTCTAAACAATTCTTCCTTGCACGTGCTCCATCTATTGGTGCAACATTTGAAATTATATTTACTGAAGCTGATATAAGACCAAGTCCTATTACGGGCAATTGGGGATTGTTTGCTGTTGGCTATAACCCATTACTCCCCGATACTGTTGGAATAGTCATGGGAGTAACCAATGTAGATAGACGCTTCTGGTTGGGAACAGGTGGTTCATTCGTAGCTGGAGCCATTACTGATGTAACAGCATTTTGGATTGGAAGTGTAACGTTTGGAATGAATAGTTGGTTGTTCACAAGAACGAACCACTGGGAACGGATATCAGTGAATGGCGCATCAGTAGTAGCAACTGGTTCTCCAGGAATTGAACCACTATCTGTATTCAATCCATATCTCGGACATGTGGCTGCCTCATCCACTGGAAGAACATTCCACAAGACTGGAACTGGAACTGAACTGGTTGTAGCTGAAGGGAACTTCGCTTCATTAGTTGTAAAGACACTGGCAGCAAGTTTGTCTGGTGATGGTTTTGCTGTTGACCCTTCTGGAACATATATGATGGGAAGATATGATACAGGCGCGCGCGGGCGCTCTTCTGATGTTGGAACAACATGGTCAACAATGGGTTCGTTACCTTTTGGGAACTGGTGGTGGGACTATGCTGGTGGAGCAGGAGTGGAGTCACGCTGGGTAGCAGCGGGTGGCTCGTCTGTTCGCTATTCTGATGATTTTGGTGTTACATGGATAAATAAAGAAGGACATCTAAGTGCTGTAGCTCCTCTTCCGAATATCAAAGGTGTAAAGGTGATAACATACTGATGAACAACAGATTTAATTTAGCCAAGAAATTGATGAACAAGAAGATTGAAACCATATCTGCTCCATGGATGGATGAACAGCTTGTAAGGCTGGGAAACTATTCACAAATAGTTATCAGTGATGAAGCTGGGATGTACTATGCTCGGCAATATAACGGCGCTGTTATAAAGGTTTATAATGGAAGAGCCAATGTACCGCCCATATTTGATTTACACATACGGATTGGGAGGGATAAAAGTTCACCAGACTTGTGGCAAATAATAAGGGTTCAACAAGATTACACAACACCGGCCGAACAAGGGATGATTGCTCACCATCACAAACAACATGAATTCAATCAACCTGACATGGTCTATATTGATAGGAGGCAGATACTTCAATTAAACGTTCTGGTATATGATGCTGATGATTTTATTGTTACTGTGTTTGGCGCTGTCATCAGGACACTGGCCGGACCGGTATTGGTGGCCAGCCAGAACGTAGACTTATCGGCTCACGTTCCTACTACCGGCGCTCTGTATGTAAACATTGTGGCTGACAGCACCGGCACTCTGACCGTTGTGGCCGGTACACCTTTCGCTTCTAAACTTTCTGCTTCACTGGCTGACATCCCTGTTCCTGATGCAGATAAACATTGGCTCGCCTTTATTATCCTTTATGAAGGACAGACAGAACTAAGTAATCTTGATATCGGTATCCCCTACTCATTCTTCGCTGGTGGTAACTCTGTTGTATCATGGGGTAATATTGTTGGCGATATACTGGAACAGACAGACTTACAAACCGTTTTGCAAATAGTGGGTAGACCACTCATGGAAGATGGCGTTACTTTCCCGCCTGTTCCTCTCACCAATGAAGATGGAACAGACTGGATGTATGATGACTAGAAAGGATAAGCATGACAACACATTCAAATGCAAGTTTGGTTCACAGACCGTATAGCTGGGAATACGCCGATGAGACAGAACGTGAAGCAGCTACTGGAATGGTTCCCGCTGATGTGGGAAAACTTTCCAGACAGCTAGACGATAATTCATTATGGATGTTGACAGATGATAGTCCTGTAACTTGGACGGCTGTTGCTGGTGGCGGAGGAGGAAGTGGTGCCGTAGTGCAGGTGGTAAATACACAAACTGGAGCAGTAGCAACAGGAACCACGACCATTCCTTTTGATGACACAATTCCTCAGAACACAGAAGGAGACCAGTATATGTCATTGGCAATTACACCAACAAACTCAGGAAACATATTGCTCATTGATATTGTTATTCAAATATCTTACAGTGTTGCGGCATGGGTTGCAGCTGCGTTGTTCCAAGACACTACTGCGAATGCATTGGCAGCAATTGTGCAATACCAAGACTTAGCGGGTGCAGGAATGATTTTACATCTCCGCCATAAAATGACAGCTGGTACCACAAGCCCAACCACTTTCAAAGTCAGAGCAGGAGGACAAACGGCTGGCACTATGACATTCAATGGTCAAGCTGCTGGACGTATCTATGGTGGAGTGATGGCATCAAGTATCACTATTACGGAAGTTACCCCATGACACATCCCTACACACGTTTATTAGTTTTACCAGCTCCGCCCGATGCCGATAACGATGTTACGGAAGGCTATGAATTAGGTGATGTAGT